AGTCCCTGGTTGTCGCATTGGTGTGTTGGCGGAACAGCCGTTGGATGTACACGCCGTTCTTCAGTTCACACACACGATACTGTTCCGTGCAAATGATTTTGAACTCGTCTTTCGGATCGACCTCCTCTACATGCTCGCACAACACGACCATGCTGAGGATCTCGTCGCCGGCTTGGAGTACCGTACGCCAGTTCACGATCTCTTCCGCTTTGTACGGACAGAGGTACGGTCGATTGCCTGGATCTTCAACCGACGGCATGTCGACCAGAACTCCGTAGCGTCCCATCAACATCGTCTCGCGACCAGTCTCTACGGCAAACATTCCAAACGTCACATTCGTTAACGTGACGTCGGTCAGGAACGAAGCCATGGTCGCTGGGAAGACAATCTTCGCGTCCTTCTGGAAGATCGCGCCGACCAGTCCATGCACCGTACGCTTGACGCAGTTGTAGAAATTTCCTCGCTTGCGATAGTTCGCGTTGCCAGGGTCGTCCAACCCTCTCAGGTCGGGGACGTAGACATTGCCTCGCGCAAGGACGGCGTCCCGTCCGTCGTACGTATCCCGCAATCGAGTCCATTGCGGGGTGGCGTCTTGGTAGTCTTTCCGTTTCGCGTCAGCGGCCATTGGTGATCATCCCCATACAGCCTCGTGGACTATCAGATCCGCATTTCCGTACTTGTCAAGTGAAGCGAGCATCAACGCGTCGGCCTCGTCTGGACTCGGTTTGCCGCGTCGCTTAATTTCGTCCTTGCTTTCCATTTGGATCTGTCCCTGACTGGTGCGCTTGTATTTCAAGTCCACCAACTGCGCCGCAAGGTCGTCGTCCAAGAGATCGATGTCAATGGTGCCCTGCTGGAACGCTTCTCGCAATCCCCAGTACCCCTCGGCACGGAGGTTCGCAAAGTGCAGCTTGTCCTTCGCGGACTTCCCGACGTTCACTCCCTTGACTTCGCGGTGCCTAAGTTCGGCGGCTCGATTTACGACGCCACGTCCAATCCCGATCTCATCCACCTTCGCGGCGGTAATCGGGTTGGTCGGCTCTTTGGTTTTCCGGTCCAGAAGAATGGCCACGAGGTTGCCACAGGTCTCCATGGTGTCTGGGCTATTGTCCCGCCGGATAATTCGGTAATGATAACCTCGACGCTCGCAGTATACGCTCTTGTTCGTACCTCCGCCAACGTCCAATCCAAGCTCGTGGGGCAAGCCGGGCACTAAGTCACGAGCGCGCGCGGCCGCAATCCACTTCATCGGAATCAATCCATCGACGGCCACGTCGGGGAACTGACCGAGGATCTTGGACTTCCAAAATGGATTGTCCTCACCCCACTTCCTTCGCTTTTCTTCAACCCACACCGGGCCCACGAGGTCGTGCTTCAGATTCGCCGGGATCGGTTCGCCGGTAAAGTTCGGGGTATCGAATGCACTAATGGGAATTACATTCCATCCACTGCCCGGCTTACAGACGTGGTGGAACTCCACATCGGGCAGGTCGGGGTTCCCGATCACGAGCATTCTGGCTAAGTCGTTTGACAGGAGGGAGTCGGCGGCATTCCACAACGGACTCGCGATACCACAGGCTTCGTCGAAGATGACTAGGACATACCGAGCGTGGATCCCCTGGAAGGCCGTCGGGGTCATATCGTCGGGCTTCATACCGAACGCGACGATCTCTTCGTTGCCCTCGGGCATCGTCAACATCCACTCAGTCTGGTTGGTCCGTCCGGCAAGCTTGGCCTTCGCATGGACGCGTCCAATCTCGCGCCACAGGATGGTTCGTACCTGTCTACCCGTTGGGGCACTACTGACGACGAACGCTTCTCCTGGCTTGTGTGCACAGATCCAATGCGCCGCAATTCGGGCCGCCAGGAAGGATTTTCCGCTCCCATGGCAACTCGGGACCGCGGTCTTGCGGTGATCCCGTACGCTATCCATGATGACGCGTTGTTTACTCCAGAGGTGTTCCTTGCAGACGTCAGTCACCCATGTGGTGGGGTGCTCCAGGTAGTCACGCCGCTCCAGTTCATGGAGGACCGATTGGAGATGTTCGGGTGGAATTCCACTTGCCAGATCCAGGACAGGGATCGGACTCGTCCCTCCCGGGCGGCGTTGTGGGGCGGTTTTGACGCGCACTTTCATTGGCGTGGCGTGTGGTGCAAAAGAAAGGAAATGGAGTAACTCTACCGGGTTACTCCATTACTCCCTTGTCCGTTAGTCGGTCTCCGAGGCGGCGATCTGGTTCCGCCGATCGACGATGACATCGAGGACGCCGGCGCGATTCTTGTGGTCGCGTTCGGCGCGTTCGATGAGCGCCAGTTCGTCCAGGCTCGTCGTCGCCTCGATCAGGACCTTGGCGTTGCTCACATTGAGCGTGTTCACGAGGTGGTCGTCGGCCTGCATCTCCATGCTGTCGACCGTGGGGTCGTCTTCTTGAATCGGTTCGACGACGGGGTCGACGACAACGGGCGGGACGAGGGGAACGTCGCCGGGGGGAATCGGACTCGGGATCGTGCCTTCGGTGTACCAGCCATTGAGGGCGAGAGCGTCGTACTCTTCTTGCGACTGACACGACCGCGGCATGACGGGGGCATGTACGGGATGGTTGATGAGAATGGGGAACTGGCTCATTGGGTTTCCTTCCGTGATCATTTCGTTATCCAGCGCTAGATTAGAGCAGCACCTGAGTTATCGTCCTCATACGGGGGGCACCCCCCTCAGGCATCCAGAATAACTCATTAATCGTTATTTAACGAATCATGAGATACATGAGGTCCGTGACGGGAGCAATCACACGTCCCCACTTGGTGTCGTCGTGTCCTTCGACTTACGAAGGAGGAGGAGGAGCGATGCCTGCTCGTCCTTGCTAAGCTTGTCCACATCGTATGCGCCATCGGGACCATCCTGCAGAGAGACCATCCGGTGGGTCTCCACTGGCTTCCCCGATTCATATGAGGCAACGAATGTGAGGTACTTGTGTGCGGTGCGCTTGTTCCTCGAGAGCATCCCCTCCTTGATAGTGAGGGCCACCTCGGTCGTGTGCCTCTGGACCAAGTCCTTACAGATGCCTCGGATACCCTGACGTGCGTGAGGTAAGGCTAACGGAGTTGGCGTCAGCCCCGTACTGGCCGCAACTATCGCGGTGCCTTTCGCCTTATGCTTCTTTACCCTCATACGTGTACCCTAACGCCGACGCGAGGATCAAAAGGGTGACGGTCACGCGAACAACAGCTCAGACGGGGATCAAATCCGCCCTTATGTCTCGTCCTGCCGTCACCCCATTGATCCTCGCTAAGGTTAACACCCACAACAAGGACGTACTCAAGACGACGCGGCCGTAGGCTCCCGCCTCCCCTGACCGACGATGGCCTCATCGGTTGCCATGGCGAAGGACCCACTGACCGCGTCGACTTCAATACATCACTTCTAACGCTCGGTTTACGGGTGATAACTGAGAATGCATTATGAGGCCCGCGATTCTGGAACTCAGTTCTTGCGCACGGATTATGAGGGTAACCTGATAACGAATTATGAGTAACCTCACAATGCATTATCATGGCGCTAAGACCTCAGTAGAATGCATGAGGTCGTGCTCACTTCTAACGCACGATTCATGATGATTACGTGAGGTTGTGCTCATAATTCTTGATGCCGTGGAGAACCATGAGTTTGCGATCCCAGAAAGTCGGATAAATGCTCGTCACTTCACGCTCAACTATGGCGGACTCCCACCTCCTCGCATTTCTGGAAATCGGATTCCCGCGACATTGACTCCATCATGAATACCATTAGGTCATCACGTTCGATCCCTAAACGACGCACACTTCATGACTTTTCTTCAATTGACCCGCTAAACCGGGGGGGGTAAGGGGCCGTCGCCTTCTTTTCCTTAAGTACCTCTCGTTATTCGTATAACTTGTCCTTAGAATTAAGTTAAGTTATGCTTTGATTAAGAAAAGGAAGGCAACAAGGACACCCCCCCCAACACACCCCCCCCGCTACAGCGGGTCAATGTTTCACTGCCTCACGTTCGCACCCTAGATGGCCTAATGAATATGACCTGTGTACGATTCTTATGTGAATAATTCATCGTAGAACGCGCCTAAATTCTCCACCCCCATTTCCTGGATTGACCAAATTCCCCCGTCAACCCACCTCAATTCAGCCGGCCCATCCGTTCACGTT